ACAAATATCAAAACTTAAAAGGCCTTGTAATTGTTCCAACCACATCTTTGGTTGAACAGTTATATTCAGATTTTGCCGATTACAACAACGATAATATGGAACCATATCTTCATCGTATCTACCAAGGCAAAGAAAAAGAATCTGATAAAGATTTAATAATCTCCACTTGGCAATCATTGTATAAAATGCCAAAAGAATACTTCCACCAATTTGATTATATTATAGGCGATGAAGCACATCTATTCAAGGCACAATCACTCACCACCATTCTCACGTCTTGTATCAATGCCAAATACCGTATTGGTCTTACAGGTACTTTAGATGGAACTAAAACACACAAACTGGTGTTAGAAGGTTTATTTGGTTCTGTGGAAAAAGTAATCTCAACAAAAGAACTTATTGATAAACAGCAACTTTCAAATTTTCAAATTAAATGTTTAGTTTTAAAACATACCGATGAAGAATGTTTGAAGTTAAAAGATAAAACATACCAAGAAGAAATTGAGTATCTTATTACACACGAAACAAGAAATAAATTCATTAAGAATCTTGCAGTTAGCTTAGGTAAAAATACTCTTATACTCTTTCAAATGGTTGACAAACATGGCCGTGTCCTGTATGATATGATAAAGGACACCAAGAATATTGGCAATAGAAAAATATTCTTTGTTTATGGCGGTACAGAAACTACTGACCGTGAAGAAATACGAAAAATTATGGAGATAGAAAACGATGCTATTATTGTGGCTTCTTTTGGGACTTTTAGCACTGGTATTAATATTAGGAATTTGCATAACATTATATTTGCGATGCCAACAAAATCAAGTATTCGAACTTTGCAAAGTATTGGACGAAGTTTACGACAAAGTGATGGCAAAGAAATAGCCACATTATACGACATAGCAGATGACCTCAGATATAAAAAACATATGAATTATACATTAAAACATTTCGTGGAAAGAACAAAGATATATAATAATGAGAAGTTCCCATTCAAAATCTATAAGATAGGCCTTAAAAATGGATAATATAAAAATTATTAAATTACAGAATGGTGAAGATATTGTTGGTACAGTAACAGCCAATGGCGTTCAATATTATGACATTGAAGAACCCATGTCATTTGAAATTGATTACCGTGGAAATCATTCTGGTTTGGTTATGCGTCATTGGTTGCCTGTACAACTGTTAAAGAAAAATCAAATACAATTAAAAATACAAGATGTTCTCTGTATTTTGGAACCTGATGAAGAATTCTCTGAGTATTATCTCCATACTGTAGAAAAGATTAAACGTTTGTTGAAGGCAAAGGATTCAATTGACGAAATGAATGATGAAGAAATACAAGAGATAGTGGATGAATTAACTACTATAAAACAAGGTAATGATACAATACATTAATACTTTCAACCCAGGACATACTCGACTATACACATCTGTCAAGCATATGTCAATAACATTATGTGGTAAACATGGCGACTAAACAAAAACATTATATAAACAATGCCGACTTTTTACAGGCGTTAATTGATTACAAAAAGGCACAAAAGGTGGCCAAGAAAGACAATGCACCGCCTCCTCCTATTCCAAACTATATTGGTGAGTGCTTTATGAAGATTGCCGAAGGACTATCACATAAACCTAATTTTATAAACTATACCTATCGTGATGAAATGATGTCTGATGGTATTGAAAACTGTTTAATGTATTTTGATAACTTTGATCCTAGTAAGTCCAAAAATCCATTTGCTTATTTTACACAGATTATCTACTATGCCTTTTTACGAAGAATACAAAAAGAAAAGAAACAGTTGTACGTTAAGTATAAAGCCACGGAACAAATGGGTATATTAGATGAAATGGAATTAATGGAGTTTGAAGATGGTACTTCAAGGCAGTTCGAACTGTATGATAACATTGCCGAGTTTATTGAGAACTATGAAGAAGCCAGAGAAAAGAAAAAAGAGGTAAAGAAGCCTAAGGGTATTGAAAAGTTTTTAGGAGAGTGATATAATGTACAAAGTTAATTATACCTTGAGTGGAGGAAGCTTAAAGGTTAAATCATTCGAAACACTACATGAGGCAACTGTGTTTGCCAACCAACAACCACTTGAATCTGTATTAGAAATTAAATATTATAATGACGTTGACAATAGAAAACCAAACCGCAACTAAAGTTGCCATTATTACAGACCAACATTTTGGTGCTCGTAATGATTCATCACATTTCTTAGAATATTATGAAAGATTTTATCGAGATACTTTTTTTCCAATTCTTGATAAAAATGGCATTGATACTGTTCTTATTTTAGGTGATACATTTGACCGTAGAAAGTATATAAACTTTTTCACATTAAAGCGTGCAAGAGAAATGTTCTTTGACAAGTTATATGCCAAAGGCATTAAAGTTCATATGTTGGCTGGTAATCACGACACCTATTTTAAAAATACCAATAATGTAAACTCAGTACATTTATTACTACAAGAATATAACAATATTAATGTTATTGATTCACCTACAAACATTGAAGTATACAACACAAAGATTTGTATGGTTCCATGGATTTGTGCCGATAACTATGATGAAAGTCTAAAGGTTATTGAAAGCACAGATGCATCGCTTTGTATGGGGCATTTAGAAATTTCTGGGTTTTCAATGAATCGTGGTATACCAAATTATGAAGGATACGACCGTGATTTATTTAAACGTTTTGATATGGTGTTTAGTGGTCATTTTCACCATCGTTCTCAAGCAGATAATATTTGGTATTTGGGTAACCCATACGAACTCACCTGGCAAGATTATAATGATCCAAGGGGTTTTCACCTTTTTGATTTGTCTAGCCGCCAGTTGGAATTTATTGAGAATCCTAATGTAATGTTTCATCGTATCGTGTATGATGATAAGGAACAAAGCATTACAGAAATTACCAGTAAAAACCTAGATAAATATACCAACACATATGTAAAAGTTGTAGTAGTCAACAAAACTAATCCTTATCTATTTGATAAGTTTATGAGCAGTTTGTACAATGTCAATCCTGTCGATATTACCATTGCTGAAGATGTAATTGACTTGACAGAAGGATTGGATGATGATATAGTTAATCAAGCAGAAGATACCATAACTATTATTAATAAGTATGTGGATGGTATTAAAGAAGAACACATTGATAATACTCGATTAAAAACGGTATTACGAGAGTTGTATGTTGAAGCTTTAAACACGGAACAGGCATAAAATGAATTATAATTTTTCTTATGAAATTTCTCAAATTGGTACAGAAACAAAAAACGGAATAGAAAATGTCGTTACAGAAATCCGGTTTTTTCATTGTTTAGATAAGTATAAAAGATTATACATTGTTCATCTAACATATGAAGAAAAAGAATACCTTTTATATTCTGAAGTTGAAAAAAGAGGAAAACAAATTCTTTATCCATGGATTGAAAACACCCTAGGTGAAGAACAAATTCAACACATGAAAAATCTTTTAATACAAGATACGGAAAATACTAAACAATACATTACTGTATAAGTGAAAATATTATAGCATGATAATTTTTGAAAAAGTTAGATGGAAAAACTTTCTGTCTACCGGCACCTATTTTACCGAAATTGATTTACAAAGGTCGCCAAACACACTAATCATTGGTAATAATGGTGCAGGTAAGTCCACTATCCTGGACGCATTGTGTTTTGGTTTATTTGGTAAACCATTTCGTAAAATTAATAAACCACAATTACTTAATTCCATCAATCAACAAGATTGTATAGTTGAGATTGAATTTTCTATTGGCAAAAAACAATACAAAGTAATTCGTGGCATCAAACCAAATACATTTGAAGTATATTGTAATGGCATTATGGTCGACCAAGATGCCAAGGCAAAAGATTACCAAGAACATCTGGAAAAGTTTATTCTCAAATTAAATTACAAATCGTTCACACAAGTTGTTATTTTGGGTTCAGCTTCGTTTGTTCCATTTATGCAATTATCACCGGCAGACCGTAGAGCAATTATTGAAGATTTATTAGATATCGGTATCTTCTCATCAATGAATGCCGTGGTCAAAGAAAAGATGGCTATTATTAAAGAGGCCAATACAAAAACAAAATATGACATGGATTTAACATCTGAGAAGATTAATTTTCAGAAACAAAGCATTGAAGAACACAAGAACCGTTCTGATGAGGAGATTGCCAAGAAACGTAAAGAGATTGCCGATTCTGTAGATCAAATCTTTACATTAGAAAAAAATGTGGAACTTATACAGAAACATATTGATGTATTACAGAGTAAGATTGCCGATCAAATGTCGGTTCAAAGAAAAAGTTCCAAACTATTACAGTTGGAATCTAAACTAGAATCACGCATTAAGAAGATTGATAAAGAAGT